GGAATGTTGATTCGGTGCTTGCTGATTGCGTCGTAGTATTTTTTGACATACTCCAGCCTGTAGAACTTATCATCATCTTGAAACAGGGTGGCAGCAATCATCATATACATGAACTGCGGCGTCTCGTATACCTCGCCGCTGCTACGATCCTGCACGAGGTATTTATCTACGACCTGACGAATTCCAGCATATGTAAACAGATAGTCACGCTCATGGTCCATGAAACTAGAAAGTTTCTCCCACTCCTCATCAGTATACTTTGCAAGGATTGTAGGATCATAGACGCCACGCTCAATACACTTCTCAACGTGCTCCTTCAGAGGAGGATGTCCATCAGGGTGACCATTATATACTGCCTTCCTCAGACCAAACAGAAGCAAACGAGCAGCAACAAACTGATAGTTAGGTGCTTCCAAAGAGATCAAAT